CCCGTGATATACTTTCTATTTTCTTATGATTTAAGTCCCCCGTGATATACTTTCCAATAATTTCAAAAAAAAAAAATAAAAAAATTTTATAAATATATAAAAATGAGGGAGTGAGGGGGATATATGGGTATTATTAAGAATACGGTATTGAGGGGGAGTGATGGGGTTGATTATATATTTCTTGGACAGGTATGGAGGAATGTAAAGGATGGTTCCAAGTTTGCTTCTTCGAGGGTTCAGGTAGAATTAGAAAGGTTAGCGATACAGAGGAAGTTGGTAGAAGGTGATTCTATTTTTCAGGAATTATTGGATAGGTCTATTGCATCGGGGTATATACCAGAGCAGAATGCTATATCTAGGAAATGGATGCAGAATGAGGCACGTGATGCGATGAAAGGGAAGAATGCGAGGACTGCACCAGCGATTCGTTCTGAGTTATTGATGGAGAGTTCATTAAAGAGTGTAAGTAGTATAAGAGTAGGTCATCCTGTAATGTTTTACTATGATGCATTGAATAGGAATAATAAGAAGATTTTACCATATTTCGATCAATTTCCAGTTATTGTACCTATTAAGGTTTGGGCTGGAGGGTTCATGGGGTTAAATTTACATTATTTAAATTACAAGATGAGGGCTATATTATTAGATTCTTTATATAGTTTGCGGAGGGGTGAGAAGAGGTTTGGAGGTGGTTCTGAGGTGAGGGCTGGTCGTGGGGTTGTACCTATGGGAGCGAATGACAGGAACACGAGGATTGATGTTGATTACGCAAAGTTATTGGCAGGAGTAACAAAGTATCGAGGATTCAAGTCTACGATACATTCATATATAATGGAGCAGGTAAAGTCTAGGGTTGTAGAGATAAGTCCGATTGGGTGGACGTTATGTTTCTTTTTACCAGTTGCTAGGTTTAATAATGGAGTAGATCAGAGGACGGTATGGAGGGATTCTATAGAGAAGGAGCAGAAGCAGGCTAAGAAGTAAGTTTTTGATATTAGTCATACGATATAGGGATTTATAAATATAGGAAACAGATTAAGAGATATGTCAGGATATGGAACAGATTTTTATGATTCTAGGAGTCCAGAGCTAGAAGCATTTTTACAGCAAGGGATTCCAGCTACAGCAGGATATTATAATGTTGCTCAAGAAGAGAGTAATGCATCATTGATGGAAAGATATCGTAAATGGAATGCTCTTCGATTTCCTATGAATTGTACTCATGGTTTCATGATAGAAATTATTGGATTAGATGTAACTACTTCAGGTGGTAGTGGGAAGAATAATCAGCTTAGTAGTTTTTTTTCTGATGTTGTAGGTGCAGGTGGTGGAGAATTAAAGATGGTTGGTAACGAAATAGGAACTGCTGCTGTTACAACTTTAGGCATTACTTCAGCAGGACAGGATAGTTTATCCGCTTTAAGTAAGGACACTTCGAATGCTTTGAAAGGTGGATCAGAATTTATAAGTTCTAGTGCGGTTGGCACAGGAGTGAATGCTTTTGCAGTTGCAGGTACGAATATAGCAACTCAAAGTATAGCAGGTCAGCAATTGTTTCCAGTAATAAATGCTGTTGTAACTGCAACTCCAAAGACAATTAGGCGATTAATATTACCATTACCAAATGATATAAAGGTAACGTATGATGCAAATTGGAATGGTCAAAGTGTTCTTCCGATTGCTTATGCGTTAAGGAATTACATAAATCAGGATGAAGAGTCTAAAGCCAATGCTGTTAGAAATTTAGTTGGGGCGGTAGAAGTTGGTGCTATAAAAGCATTGGTAGGAGGCTTAGGGGACTCAGCTAATTTAGCTAAAGCTGCGGCATTATCTGCAGGAGTTGCATTCAATCCATACAGGCAATTAATGTATGATGCTCCAAGTTTTAGGACATTTACTTTTTCATGGATACTATCTCCAAAGAATGGAAAAGAGTCTGCTGATCTTAATGAAATTATATGGTATTTGAAGAAGCACATGCATCCTAGCACATTGAATAATGCAGATGCAGAGGGGCAGATGTTTTGGATGAATCCAGATTATATTAATTGCACATTTTTATTGGATAGTACTAATCAAACTCCCAATCAGTGGTTGCCTTTGATAAAGAAATCTGCAATCACGACTGTAACTGTAAATTACGAGAGTAAATTTCATGGTGTTACGGAAACGAATCCTGCTGGTGCTTCAGGTGCTATATCTTTGACTATAGCTATTTTAGAGACTGTTATATTGACGCAGAATGATTTCAAAAGTCCAACATCACAAAACCCATGATTACTGCCACGAATTACTTTCAGAATTTCGGATATATTTCTGACAATTCCATTATTATAAAGAATCTTCTTTTACGTTCAGAGCTTAAGAGTGTTGATGTTATTACAAAGTCGAAGGTATACACTCCTTATTTGATAAAGGATGGTGAAAGGCCAGAGAGTATTGCGGAGGCATTATACGGAGCAACTTCGTATTTCTGGATTGTTTTATTTGCTAATGACATAAATAATGTATATGAGGATTGGCCAAGAACGCAAGAGATTTTTGATTCTCATATAATTGATGTATATGGTACTTTAGAATATGCCAAGACCACGATACATCACTATGAAGATACTGCTGGTAATATTGGGAGGTCAAATTCAGAATATTACGCAAACAATCATGCATTGATAAGTTACGGATATTTCGAGATTCCAGTATACATATATGATTACGAGATGTCTCTAAATGAAGCGAAGCGATCGATCAATTTGATAAGACCTGAGTATAAGTCACAGATTGTCAAGGAGTTCCAGAAAATATTTAAATAGTACTATTGTATGTCAAGCATTACTTCATTTATTTCGAATACTGTAAGGGTTAATCATATTATAATGACGAACAAGGATGGTATAAAGATTGACATTACTCGTCTTGTTATAGGTATTGATTTATTTGAGGATATATATGCTCCTACATTAAATGGAACTATAGATATAATTGATGCAAATGACATGTTGCAGTTTTTTCCAATTATAGGTGAAGAGAAGATAAGGATAGACATTATACTTCCTGGATTTTCGGATGATGCAAATTTTGTATTAGACAATTACAGGATTCACAAGATTACAGATAGGGTAGTAAATTCCGATAAGATTCAGACATATAAGTTATGGTTCACTTCTCCAGAGTTCATTACAGATTTCGAGAAGAGGATATCAAAGGCATGGTATGAGAAGACAACAGAAAGCATGGTTAAGGATGCGTTTGGATTTTTAGGTTCCAAGAAGACATTAGAGATTGATCCTTCTACTATTGGGGTTCATAATTTCATTTCCACTAATTTCTCTCCTTTACAGATAATCGATTATCTTGCATCACATAGAAGTATAAACACCAATAAGTTGAGTGACTACATGTTTTTCGAGTCATTTGATTCTGGCACTACTAAGTTCAATTTCAAGAGTCTTGGATATTTGAGTTCTACTTCAAATCCTATTGCTGAGTTCACATACAGACCAGTGAATGTAAATAATGATTCAGTTGGACCGTCTACTAACATACAGCCATATAATATAGAGAACATAACATTCAAGAAAGGCTTTGACATTATAAAGGCAAAGTCAAGCGGATATTACAATCAGACGTTCATGTATTATGATCTCTTAAGAAAGAAGTATGTTGTTCAGAAGAATACCTATGATGATGTGTTCAATGAGACGAAGGGTATGAAGATAGAGAATGCTGGTGGTGATACAAATAGGATGTTCTCGGAAAACACTAAAACATATGGAGACAATATCAATTTTGTATATGTTTCTGGATTTCCTTCTAGAATTTCTAGTACACTAGATTTTTCTAGCACACATAATAAGTCAACGGAGCCGAAGGCGAAGAGAGGCACGAATACTTATATAGCAAAGAAGGGTCTAAGTTCTGATAAAGTTTCCACATTAGTTGAAGATACATTATATAGGAGGAAAATTCTCTTACACGAGTTTGAGATGAATAAGATTAATTTGAATGACATTTCAGGTAATTATGAATACACTGTTGGTTCTGTTATAGAATTTAACAAACCACATATTGTTGTTAATAAGACAGAGAAGATATCAGAATCTGGAGACAGTATTAATGATATTTTTATATCTGGAAGATATTTGATAACAAAATCAAGGCATCATATAGTACGTAGTTCTGGATTAAACTGGAAATACAAGAATTACTTAGAAGTTTCTAAAAATACAATAAAAACAAGTTTAGATAGGGTATGAATAATCATTATATAGGAACTGTTATAGACAATAATGATCCACAGAAGGTTGGAAGGTGTAAGGTACGGATTCATAGTTTATATGATTCTTTACCAGTGAAAGATCTTCCTTGGATACAGATGATGATTCCACTCAATCATGATATTGTGTTTCCACCTGCTATTGGAAAGCAGGTTATATGTATGTCACTTGATTCACATAATCAGAATATGTTAATAACAGGAATAGTTCCAGGTATTAATGATACGACGGGGACTGTGGAAGGTGGAGGTTCTGGTGGAGGTGATATTAAGGATGGACCAGACACCTCTTCTCTTGCCAGAAATGATGCAGATGATCCACCTGCTATTATAACTAAGATAGATTCTCAGCGTGTTGTATCAAGTTCTTTATTAGGAAACATTATTAGAGTTGCGTCTTTTGCAAAAGCTGTAATGGATGGGAATTGGTCTGCTGCTTTGAGTATAAGTGGAGGCACTACTGTAATCAGTGATGCTATTAAAGATTTTTCTACAGATGTTATGGATTCATTAAAGGAAGAGGTAGGAAATATATTTCCTGCAGGTGCTACAGAATCTGATAAGGAAAATCTATTAAAGGGAAATCCAGTTGTTGTAGATGGAAATTCTATAAACCCAACTTCATACCAAGAAGCTGCTTCGAATGTGTTCATGACCTCGGTAAATGTAAAATTAGTAGATGTTAGTAGTGGGAGTCCTTTTACCCAAAAACTTTCTGCCCTTATTCAAGACCCAACTTCTGTGTTATCTAGCTCATTAACAACTCAAGCACTTTCTTTTTTTAAAACTCCCGCAGGTGCTATTTCTGGTATTACTGGTGCTCATACATTAGAAGAAATTCCTTTTGGATATAATGCAGTGTATCCAAACTGTAAAGTTGAGGAAACAAAAGCTGGTTGGATAATGACAGACGATACAACAGGAATGATAACAACAATAGGTACTGATGGAAGTTATACTAAGATATTAAATGGTACTATAATTCAAAAGTCTGTTGGAAAAACTCAACATGTTCATAGTGATTTGGATGTTATTACAACTGGTTTATATAGTGAAAAGAGTCTTAATAGAACAACAGTAGTAGATGGAAAGCATGAAGAAAATTCAACATTTAGAAATATAGAAGCAACTGCTGGTAGGATAAATTTGTTGAATAAAATAACAGGTATGCCGTATGAAGATTTTTCTGGTGTTCCTCTGTTATAAATATAATAAAAATGTGATATATGAGTTTCTCGTCGAATACAGGAATTACAGCTAATGGAATTGCAAATACTATTATAAGTTCTCTTGATACTTCTTTGTTTAATATTAGTAATGCACCTGCTGGCAATGATTTGATTAATGCCATTTCTAAAGGGATTAATGATACAGCTAATACATTATCTGCTTCATTTAATTCAATTATTGGTCCTACTACTAATACAGCTATTATAAGTAATCTAAAAGTTGATAAGTGGGGTCGAGTTACTATAACTGTTCCTGATATTTCTGTAACTGGAGTAGTTGTTCCACAAAATCTTGTTTTATCCACTAATAATGTAATTCAATCTGATGGATCTTTGGTTGCTTATCTTTATGCAGATTGGTCTCCTCCTCCTGTTGACACTGGGTTTGACCATTTTGTAGTATTGGTGCATAACTATGACTCTATTACAAATCTTCCTGTGACCCATGTAACTACTGGTAATCATTATGAACAGATAGTTCCAGCAGTTACGTTATATGGAGTTCAAGTTCAATCTGTTGACATTTTTCTTTCAAGAACTAATTATTGTAATGAAGATTTTATTATTACAGCAGGAGATGATATAGCTCCAATTAGTCCATTTGATGTAGCCCTAACTTCGTTTACTGGCATGATACGTTTAAATTGGAGTCATGGTGGGGAATTGGATCTATCACATTTTGATGTATATGCTAGTCAAACCAATGATATCCTAACTGCTACGAAAATTGGTTCTGGAGTCAAAGATTATTTGGGGGTTTGGGCGCAATTCTCATGGGATCCAGGTGATTATAATACATGGTATTTTTGGATTTATGCTGTTGATACTTCTCAGAATTATTCTTCAGTATCAACAGTAGTCTCTGGATCTAAAACCAAAATTACAGGAACTAATATAGAAGACTTATCTATATGGACACAAGCACTTGCAAATAATGCAATTACTACAGCTAAAATACTTGCTGGTGCTGTGACAGATTTACAATTAGCAAATAATGCAGTTACTACAGCTAAAGTTGCTGTTGGTGCAATAGATACAATAGCACTTGCAAATAATGCAATTACTACAGCTAAAATACTTGCTGGTGCTGTGACAGATTTACAATTAGCAAATAATGCAGTTACTACAGCAAAAATTGCAGTCAATGCAGTTGATACTAATGTTATTGCAAATAATGCAATTACTACAGCTAAAATACTTGCTGGTGCGGTTGATACCTTGCAGATTGCAAATAATGCTATTACTACAGGACTAATTGCTCTGGGAGCAATAACCGATACAGTCATTGCAAATAATGCAATTACCACCCCGAAAATAGCCGCTAATGCAGTTACTGCAAATAATATCCTTGCAGGAACAATATCATCTACACAAATAGCCGCCAATACCATTGTGGCAGGGAACATAGCCGCTTCATCAATATCAGGTGATAAGATAGCAGGAAATACAATCACGGCAAATAATATCCTTGCAGGAACAATATCATCTACACAAATAGCCGCCAATACCATTGTGGCAGGGAACATAGCTGCTTCCACAATATCAGGTGATAAGATTGTTGGTTCCTCAATTACTGGTGATAAGATAGCAGGAAATACAATCACTGCAGGTAATATTTCAAGTAATACAATCACGGCAGATAATATTCTAACAGGAACAATCACGGCACTTAAAATTGCTACAGGAACAATTACTGGTGATAAGATATCAGGTAATACTATTGCAGGTTCTAATATTATTGGAACTACAATTACTGGTGATAAAATTGCTGCTCTTGCAATTACTAGTGATAAAATTTCAGTAACCAACTTGGCTGCCATTAACGCCAATATGGGTGCAATTACAGCAGGAACTTTGACTTCTACTAATTGGAATGGAACTAATGGAAGTTACTTCAATATGAATACTGGAGTATTGCAGATTGGTGGTTATTCTGCACCTAAATTCAATTTCGATGGAACTAATCTCTCTTTGAATGTTGATACTTTTAAGATTTCAAATGCAAGTACTAATGTATTTACTGTCGAAGCAGGATCAGTTAGAATAGATGGCAATTTTATTGTTAATGGTACTACTAATACCTTAGCGATTGCTGATCATGCTGTTACAGGAATGGGAACAGCGACTGGAGCATCAGGAGCGGTATTAAATGGAGCTATTGGTACAATACAATCATTAGGATTTACAAATACAACAAGCACATCTGTAGCGATATGGTTTGCATTCACATATAATGTAAAATACCCTTTATTTGATGTGGAATTAATAATTGATTCAACACAGCAGATACTTTTTAGGGTTGCACCTTTCTATACTTCTCCATTCTGGGTGCCTTTATACGATACTATATCATACCATATTGCTAACGTATCGCTTACTACTGGTTGGCATGGTTATTATTTACGCATATGGAATTATTCAGGTGATCCTTCTGCAGCTATATATGAAACAGTTAATTACCAAAACGCTACTCTCACAGTAATAGAATTAAAAAAATAAAAAATGAATTTTATTATCTATAACACTTTAGGTGAAATAGCAAGAACAGGCATTTGTCCTGTTATTGATTTTGAGCTACAACATAAAGAAGGCGAAGCCGTACTTGAAGGAGTTGCTAACAGTAATACTCAATACGTTCTCAACGGAGAAATCAAGGATTACACATCCGAACAACTCTATATAAAAGCTAATATCCCTTACGGTTACAAATGGGATATTGCAACAATGTCAGCAGTAAAGACCTTGACAGATGAAGAGATCAATACATATCTTGGGGACAGGATAAGAGCAAAAAGAGATCAGCTTCTAAAGGATACTGTAGATAGATTAAATCCTATTTGGTGGAATTCTATGACTCCTGAGAAACAGACAGAATGGGCAGTATATCGCCAAGATTTATTAGATATTACAAGTCAGTCAGGATTTCCACAGAATGTTGTATGGCCTACGAAACCATCATAATAAGAATATATAAATATAAGTAAAAGAGCAGAATGATGGCAACACAATCAATAATAGGACAGGACAAGACTGTATATTTTAGTGATTTCAGTTTTGATTTCTCCCCTCATCCTAAGACTGGTGATATTTCTGTTTTAAACAATAATGCTTCTGTTCAAAACAGCATTCGAAATCTTGTCAAGACAAAATATGGTGAAGTTCTATTTAATGCTAAAGTTGGTTGTGGTCTTAATTACATGCTCTTCGATCCAATGGATGAGATAACAAAATACACAATACAACAAGAAATACAAACAACGCTCGGAACATACGAACCAAGGGTAGCACTCAATGGAATTGACATAAAAGAAGATAACATTAATCAAGGTTATTTCATTAATATATTCTACACAATCATAAATTCATACACTGTTCAAAGTGTAGCAGTTTTCCTAGAAAGAGTAAGATAACAATAAAAATATTATGGCAACAAATAGTTCCGCACCATTAACAATTACAGATTTAGATTTTGATAGTATTCTAGCTAATTTTAGGAATTATTTAAAATCTCAAACTGTTTTTCAAGATTATAACTTTGAGGGTTCGGCTTTGTCTGAATTATTAAAGTTATTATCATACAACACATTTTACAATGCTTTCTATATAAACAATATTGCTAATGAGATGTATCTTGATTCTGCTTCTAATAGGAGTGCAGTTGTTTCTCGTGCAAAGTCTTTAGGATATGTTCCAACTTCAACTCTTTCTTCCACAGTGTATGTAGATTTTGTTGCAAACATTTTAAAACAGGTAGGTGATCCAACGCCTTCGGCTAACAGTTTCATTTCATTAAATCAGTATTCAAGTTTCACGACTTCTGTTAATAATACTGATTACAGTTTTTTAACTCCACAGATAACTTCGTTATATTATAGTTCAGATGGTGGAGCTTATTGGGAGTACAAGGCATCGAATATAAAGATAGTGGAAGGGGCTAATTTAAATTATGCGTTTACTGTTTCAGCAGATTACGAACAGTATGTTATACCGAATGGTAATATAGATTTAAATAGTCTTGTTGTTAGAGTATTTGATAGTCATGTTAGTTCTTCATATGCTACGTATGCAAGAGCACAATTGATGACTGATTCGTTAACTCAAGATTCTCTTGTTTATTGGGTATATGAAGGAATAGATGGTAAGTATTATTTACAATTTGGAAACGGAGATAGTACCTACTCTACTACTGGGAATCATGGGTTTGGTAAAAAGCTAAACATTGGAAATATTATTTATGTTGAATACATTACTACTAATGGGAATGGTGCAAATGGTGCAAAGATTTTCTCACCTGGAAATTATTCTTATTCCAATCCATATTTAGATGAAACCTCTGCATTATCGGTAACTGCATCTGACTACACAATTTTGACAATTACGAATCCTACTGGAAATTTTACAGTTGATTCATATGTTGTTGGTGCTAATTCGTTTAACACTTCATATGTATATAACTATAATTCTAACACAGAAATTCTAACATTATACAGTTCTGCTAATACCTTTATACTTGGTGAGATTGTTTCGGAACAAACTATAGTTGGAGCTAATACTGTTATAGGAGTATCGGCAACTGTAGCGTCATCTAGAACTCAGACTGTTGTTAGTGTAGGTGGAAGCAATATAGAATCAATTAGTAATATTAAACTTAATGCTCCAAAACTGTATGCTTCTCAAAACAGACTTATTACTGCTTCTGATTATGAGTCTATAATCAAACATGAATATCCTTACATTGATGACATTATTTGTTGGGGAAGTGAGGATGAAGTTGGTGGAACTCCTGGAACTGTGTATGTTGCAATCAAACCAAAAGGTAGAGAAACTCTGGAAGACTGGGAAAAAACTTATATTACTCAGAATATCATAGCTGATAGGAAAATTATATCACTTGCGACTAGTATTGAAGATCCTGATTATGTTTATATATATCCTTCTATTGACGTAAAATATAGTTCAGATACAACATCTTCTACGACTCAGAATAGTGTAGAAACTGCAGTGAAGAATTCGATATATTTGTATTCTTTGTTGTACCTCAACAATTTTAATAATATCTTTTATTATTCCCCATTCTGTTCTATTATTGATAATTCTAACGAATTCATTCTTGGTGATGATACTACAATAGAATTGGTTAAGAAGTTTAGGCCAAATCTGAATGTTCCTTATACAGAAGGAAATCCTGCGGTTCTTAAATATTCTAATATTATATCTGGAGATTATGACGATTATAAAATTCGTAGTTCTGTTTTCACTATTTCTGGATATACCGATTGTTATCTAACACAAAACTCAATTAATTTCTTGTTGTTGTCTGTTTTAGATGGAAATGGTGATACAGTGATTCTTAATGCAGGTTCTATTGATTATGGTCAAGGCACAATTACTATAAATAATGTTACTATTACATCTACTACTCTATTAGATACAGACGGTGCACCATTGATAAATATATTCGTCAAACCAGAATCAAATGATTTAGTTTGCACTAAAAACCAGATTTTAAGTCTTTATCCAACATTGGATAATATAACTGCTATTCCAGTAAAAACCAAAAAATGAGTATAGACTATTCTACAGCAAAACCTTCTTTATGCATTGAAGAACAAGTTCCAAAATTTGTAAAAAGAGATGGGCAGAATTACATTGATTTTATTAAAGCTTATTATGATTGGTTAGAAAGAAAATTTGTTATTGTAACACTTAGTGCTGATGGTATTATTTCTGGAGAAGATTTTAAGGATTTAACACTTTCTCCAATTGCAACGACTTTTATTATTGAAACAGAAGAACAAGCAAATAATATATTTGTCACTGAAGATTTCACCTATGATAGTGCTAACACAAGTCTTGGAAGTTGCTATCTTTTAACAGAAAATCAATCTCTTCCTCCACTTGTTTTAAATGTCATTTCTTATCTGCCATACAACAATGTATCAGAAGGAATATTCGCACCAAGATTAATGGTATTTTGTGAATATGTAAGTGGCATAATCGAAACTAATACATTAGTATATACTTCCAACACAGGAACCAATGTTTTTATTACAGATTATATAGAGGTAAAGAGTCCTCTGAATATAATCAATAATCTTCAAAGTTCTCAAGAAGTAGATTTTGTTATGAACTACAATAATAACATTTACAATTCATTTTACATAGATGCATGGAAAGAGTTGATGTTTGGGTTTCCTTTAGCATTACATCCAATATTCGACGAAACTATTAAAGATGTTATCGTAAAGAATGTAAAAGATTTCTATAAAACCAAAGGAACCTTCCTCTCTTTCAAGTATATGTTTAATGTTTTGTATAATGAAGATTTGACAATTGGTTCAACAGCAAATTCTTCCATACATTCGGATGGAGTTCATTCCTATGTTATAAAGAGTGAATTTGGTTCTGCACAAGTAGAATTATTAAATGATATTAAAAGAATAGTTCATCCTGTGGGATTTAATGTGACCATTATCGAGAATAGTTAATTTATAAATATATAAAAAGCTAATATATGCCGAATAGTCTAGTCAAACTTTCCACTATTTCTAATGTAGATTCCTCTGTTATAGGAGCAAGTGATATATTTTATTATGTCCATCAGGCTCCAGGTGGACCTGTATCCAATTCGTTAAAATTATCAGATCTTTTCAAAGGGACTAATAACTTAACTTCAGATATAAAATTCAATAATAACACGTTATATATTAAATCTGGTAAAGTTGGTATCAATAAAATACCATCAGTAGCTCTTGATGTTCTTGGTGTTGGAAATATTAGTGGATCATTCACCGTAGGTGGGACTAGCACTTTAAATGGTGCGGTAACACTTGGAAGCAGTTTAAGTGTTGGGACAAGTATTATCGTGGCAACGACAATCTCTTCCAATGGTAATATAAACACTTCTGGTAGTGTTATTGCATCCGTTAATGGAATATTTGGAGGCACATTAACCATGTCTTCAAGAACTGTTGATGCATTCCCTTCTGGTACAAGACTATTATTTAATCAGTCAACTGCTCCTATAGGATGGACTAAAGTCACCACATATGATGATTTTGCATTGAGAGTTGTAAGTGGTTCTGTAGGTACTGGTGGATCAGTAGTATTTTCTTCTGCTTTCAGTTCTCATACTATGAGTGGAACCACTGATGGTCACACCCTCACGATAGCTGAAATGCCAACACACAATCATGATATCACTGATCCAAGTCACGCTCATGCCTTTAATGTAACTCAAGGTATTCCATCTTCAGCAGGGCCACATAGCGGTGGTTATAATGACATGAACCAACAGACAATGACAACTTTATCTACAAGTGTGGGAGTCACTGGTATTACTATAAATAACCAAGGTGGTGGTGCTGCACACACCCATCCTTTCACAAGTGCGGCAGTCAATATTGCTGTAAAATATGTTGATGTAATAATCTGTCAAAAGGATTAATTAATTATGGAATTGAAACCTGGAAATTTTTGTCCGTTACTTAAAAAAGAATGTGTTGGTTTACAATGTGCATGGTTCACTCAGGTACGGGGAACTAATCCTAATACTGGGAAAGAAGTTGACGAATGGGCATGTGCAATGGCTTGGTTACCTATACTATTAATAGAAAATTCTCTACAACAGAGACAAACAGGAGCAGCAGTAGAATCTTTTAGAAATGAAATGGTAGAAAGTCAGAATCAGTTTATTTCATTATCACAACAATCACCAATAGTAAACTTAATAACAAAATGAAATTATATATTACCACAGAAAGTGGACAAGTATTTAAAGATGGAGTCGGTGCTTCTGGAATAGATTTATCTTCACTTCCATATAATGTCAATACAGTTCAGTGGAACGGAACTTCTGGATTTATGGATTTTACTGATGGTTCCCAAACCGAAACATTATCTGGAATAGATCGATTTCTTGGGATTATTCCTCTTTGGGAAATTGCATACAAAAAGGAACATAAACCAGCACCTTATTATGTTTGGGATTATAAATCAAACGATTGGAAAGTTGATACAAACGCAAAGAAACAGTATGATATAGATCAACAAGTCTCAACTTATAAAATTTCTCTAAATGATACAGATTGGTACTATGCTCGGAAAGCAGAAACAGGTCAAGACATTCCTTTGGATGTTGTATCTCAAAGAAAAACAGCAAGAGATTATATCGTAGCAAATACACTTTAATTAATAAAATATGTCAACTCAATTCGGAACGGCAAGTAATATATATTTTCCAGATTCTACATCAGAAGTTGTTGCCTATATAAAAAGAAGGTTAGGTGCTCCTGTAATAGAAATCAACGTAGCAGATGAACAAATCTATGATAGGATAGGAGATGCTCTTAAATTCATGGTAGACTACAACGAAGATTTTATAGAAAAAGGGTATGTGTCGCATATAGTGACAGATGACGATATGGTTAATAAATGGTTTCCTGTGGCAAATACTGTGTTTGAAGTTATAAGAGTTCTTCCTGTGACTAACATTGATAAGAATATCATGACCGATATAACTTATAATATGCGTCATTCGATTAACTTTTCAGAATTCATGAGGTCAGCATATACAGGTTTCATATCAGAGTACCAGTTGATGCAGATGAAGATTCAGGAAATCGGTGACTTATTTATGGGTAATAAATCAATTCAGTTCAATAGATATCAAGACAAACTGTATTGGAAAGGAAACATAGAAGATCAGTTCCAAGTAGGAGACTACATAGTATATGAATGTTACAGTATAGTAGATCCAGGTGTATATGGTAGGATTTTTGGAGATAGGAGATTCCTATCCTTGGCTACCGCTTATACCAAAGCTCTGTGGGGTGAAATCCTTACTAAATTTGTGGATGTACCACTTTTTGGAGGTATAAAGATGAATGGTAATGCAATACTTCAACAAGGAAATGCTGATATACAGAAGGCAGAACAAGACATCGTAGATTCAGGTTGGAAAGCGATGGACTTTGTGGGATAAATTTGGAAATAACTCGATTAAATAATGGCAACAAATGTTTTTTTTAACAACTATCACCACTCAAATACACAGAATCTCGTTGATAATTTAGTGGTAGAGAGTATTAAGCAGAAAGGATTAGATGTAAATTATATACCAAGAGATGTGATTTCATATGATGAAATACTTGGTGAGGGTGGTACGTATAAATTTGCTAATAACTTCATTATCGAGATGATTATCGAAAATGTAGAACAATGGGGCGGGCAGGGCGAAATATTTAGTAAATTCGGTTTACAACTAAATGACGAATGCACTTTAAACGTTTCTAAGTCTCGTTTCATAACAGAAATGGCTGGAGTTAGAAATATGCCAAGAGAAGGTGACTTAATATACTTACCATTCTCACAGTCATTCCTTCAGATAAAAAAAATGGAATACGACTCAGTGTTCTGGCCTCAAGGTCAAAACTTCATATGGCAGTTAAAGTGTGAACTTTTAGC